TTCACTTCAGAAATGAATTACTCAAATAATTTCAAACAGGGTGAGCGCAACTTTTGCCCCCGATGCGGTAAACGGGCAGGCGATTACATCCACACTTGCACACCACCACAGGAGAACACATGAGCTTAGACGTCAAACTTCATGCCGAGGTGTACGCAGCAAACATCACCCACAACTTGGGAAAAATGGCTGAAGAGGCTGGCATTTATCAGGCGCTGTGGAGGCCAGAAGAAATTGATTGTCACTACGCCCGTGATTTGATTGAAATATTAAGCGAGGGTTTAGTCAAATTAACCGCTGACCCTAATCACTACAAAAAATTTGACAGCCCAAACGGTTGGGGAATGTATATACATTTCGTTCCGTTTGTATCAAAGTATCTCTCGGCTTGTATCGCCAACCCAGACGCACGTATATACGTGTCACGTTAAGGAGAAAACACATGATAAGGAGAGAACACATGACATACAGATGCTCCAAATGCAAACGGCTTTTTGAGCGTGAAAGCACAAAAGGTTGGATAAAAAGTTATTGCACAAAGACCGGCCAAGATGCCCGTTTGATGCAAGTCAAGGAGAGCAAAAATGAACACATATGAAGACGATGAATTTGAGCGCATTGAACGTGAGATGAAATGGCGGCAGATACCAGATGATCTGCCAAAAACGATACCATTGATTACCGAAGAAGAACTGGAACAACTTTTGAAGGACGAAACATGACCAAAGCCCCACTATCCCCTTTCCTGTGGAAAGAAAACAAGACGCCCACTATCTTTGCACTGGACCCGCACTTCAGAAGCAAACGCAAGGCGGGCCTGCTCGATGACACCGAGGGCCTTGGCTACAAACAGTTTGGCACGTATACCCGCGCCGTAAAACCTGAACCCAACAAACACGTTACTCACTATGTCCAAATCCCGACACCCCGAAATTCGTAACTTGCTTTTGGCGTCGCACGACGGCCTTACGGTAAACGAAATCGCCGCATATTTTGAGTGCGATCCGAACACTCTTTACAACACAATCCCTGCGGTGTGGGGCGTGTATATTGACCGCTGGATGGGGCCAAACCGTGGGCAATACGCAGCCGTGTATGCCTGCGTAGAAGTACCTGAAAATGCCCCTCACCCTGACGCAGATTAACTGAAAGAAAGCAATGACCTGTAAATTTCCCAAACCACCAATCCCCACTGACGCACAGATGGATATGTTCCCCAAAGAATCCGTAACAACCGCAGACAAAGTGCAGGTGGGCGGCAGTCACTACAAAGACATGGGCATGCAGCCATGGGCTGTGATGGAGGCCGTGCTCACACACGAAGAGTTCGTCGGCTACCTCAAGGGCAACGTCATCAAATACGGAATGCGCCAAGGCAAGAAGCCGGGATCAGACGACACCAACAAAGCCAACCATTACGCCGCCAAACTCAAGGAGGTGCAAGATGGCAGCAACACCTGAAGCCAAGGTCAAGCTGGCCGTGCGCAAGATACTGGATGCAATCGGTGTCTACTACTTCATGCCTCCGGGCATGGGGATGGGCCGCTCGGGTATCCCCGACATCATCGGCTGTTTGAATGGCGAGTTCATCGCCATCGAATGCAAGGCAGGCAAGGGCAAAGCAACAGCGCTTCAAGAGCGCGAGCTGCTGGCCATATGCAACCACGGCGGGTTCACATTCATTGCGCGTGAGGACTGCTTGGACGAACTGAAACAACTACTACAGGAGAAGAAAGATGGATATGGACACTGACATGGATGATGAGATGAACAAGCTGTCACGCGAGGCGTTGGTCCGCCTGTCGACAATCACAGAGGAGGAGCGCAGGCAGTTGGGCTACATCCTGACATTGCTGGCTGACTGCTACGGCGAAAATGCAAAGTGCATGGCGGTGCTGTCCTTTCGGCGGCATCCAGAAACGCTGGGCATCATGGGCGTGAACACAAACGACATGACCGCCTCAGAGATACTGACCGAAGCGGCCGAGGTGATGGGTCTTGCCGTGACCCGTGATGCGCCAGCCAAGGAGATGTTTAATTGACTGCACCATACGACCGCATATTGACGATCGACTTTGAGACGTACTGGGACACCAGTATCGGCTTTACTTTGACCAAGATGACAACTGAGGAGTACATCCGCCATGAGAGTTTCAAATCATTCGGAGCCTGCGTACATGAATTCGGAAGTGATGAACCTATTCGATGGTACAGAGACGACGAGCTACGTGAGTACCTTGATGGGGTCGATTGGGGACGAACCGCAGTGCTTGCGCACAACGCACAGTTCGATGTATCCATTATGGAGTGGGTCTACGCTGTACGTCCAGCCTTCATCTTCGACACGTTATCAATGGCGCGAGCTTTACGCGGCGTGGAAGTTGGCAATTCCCTCGCGCGACTTGCCCAAGCTTTTGGTCTTCCCGCCAAAGGGACCGCCGTACATCAAACTAATGGCCTCCTTGATCTACCACCGATGGTGGAGATAGAGCTGGCCGACTACTGTGCGCACGATGTGTTCCTGTGCGAAGAAATCTTTACCAGATTGATAAAAAATTATCCGGCTAAAGAACTTCGGTTGATCGACATGACGCTCAAGATGTACACGCGTGCATGCCTTGTGCTGGACCCCAACATGTTGACTGATGCCATCCTTGAAGAGAAAGAAAAACGTGAAGCACTATTACAAAAGCTCAACGTGGAAGAAACTGCACTGGCGTCGAACCCTCAGTTTGCGGCAATCCTCGTCTCCATGGGCCTTGAAGCCCCTACAAAAATCAGCAAGACAACTGGCAAGGAGGCGTTTGCTCTTGCAAAAAATGACGCGCTATTTCAGGCGATGCTCAATGGTGAACGTGAAGACGTTGCCCTTCTTTGTGAAGCGCGTCTACGGGTTAAGTCAACCACCGAGCGCACAAGGGCTCAGAGATTCCTCGACATTAGTAAACGTGGCACCTTACCAGTACCTCTCTCGTACTACGGTGCGCAGACTGGTAGGTGGACGGCCAGCAGGGGCAGCGCCATCAACATGCAAAACCTCAAGCGAGGCTCCTTCCTACGCAAAGCGATTATGGCTCCCAAGGGTCACCAGCTCGTCGTGGGGGACCTCTCGCAGATTGAGCCGCGAGTACTCGCGTGGCTTGCGGATTACGAAGACCTACTCGACGTGTTCCGGGCAGGAGGTGACCCTTACGCCGCGTTCGGTTCGCAGATGTTTAACATTCCCGGACTTAGTAAGGAATCGCATCCAGACTTACGGCAGTCTGCAAAAAGTGCACTCTTGGGCTGCGGTTATGGCCTCGGTTGGGCATCGTTTGCGTCGCAACTTCTTGTCGGCTTTCTTGGTGCGCCGCCACAGCGTTACGATCTGGCGTTCGCAAAAAAACTGGGTGTTACCCAAGAGCAAGCGATTCGGTTCCTTGACTGGGAAGTGAACGTCGAAAAGCTCGAAGCCATTCCCCATACGTGCACTACCAAGGAGTTGGTGATCCACTGCCTTGCAGCCAAGGCCATCATCGACAAGTACAGGGCTACGGCTACGCCTGTGGTGGACTTCTGGGGGATGTGCGGGGAGTTGATCGAGTCCAGCCTGTACAAGGGCAAGGAGTACACGCACAAGTGCCTGACGTTCAAGAAGGGCCAGATCGTGCTGCCCAGCGGAATGAGCTTACTGTACCCTGACTTGAACATCCGCCGGACCAAGGACGAGAAGACAAAAAAAGAGCAGGTCGAGTGGACATACGGTGAAAACAAGACTAAGATATACGCAGGAAAGATTACCAACAACGTCACGCAGGGCGTAGCGAGATGCGTGATGACGGATGGTATGTTGAGAACTGCAAAGAGGTACTTTGTGGCGGGAACAGTGCATGACGAGCAGATCGTTGTGGTGCCCGATGCAGAGGTACAAGAGGCGAAGACATGGGTCTTGGCCCAGATGATCGTGGAGCCGCCCTATATGCCGGGCATTCCACTGGACGCTGACGGTGGCGCACACCGTAGGTACGGGTTAGCTAAAAACTAAGGAGAAGAATGAAGATACCAACAACAATTCGCGTAGGCAAACACAAGTACTCGGTGGAGGTGGTGGAGGCCATGCTGCGCAAGCGGGATCGAGCGCGGGTCTACTACGGCCCACGCAAGATTGAGATCGGCCGCATGAGCAACGTGACCGGCAAGCGCTTCAGCGACACGCAAGTGAACGATGCCTTCTGGCATGAAGTCACGCACGCCATCCTCAATGACATGGAGCGACACACGCTGAACGCTGATGAACGGTTCGTCACTGAGTTTGCCAACCGCCTGACACAGGCCATCAAGACTGCGAAGTTTGAATGAAAAGAGTAACGTGGAGCCACAGCGCTCTGAAGGACTACGAAGGGTGCGCCCGCCGCTACCACGAGGTCAAGGTCTTGAAGAAGTACCCCTTCCAAGAGACACAGGCCACGCGGTACGGCACGGACGTGCATGCAGCGATCGAACACTACATCGTTGACGGCATACCCATCCCTGAGAAGTACGCGCAGTTCCAGCCTGTGGTGGACGCCTTGCTGGCCAAGCCCGGGCGCAAGCTGGCCGAGTACGAGATGGGGGTGACGACCGATCTCAAGCCCACAGGGTTCAAGTCAGCAGACGTGTGGGTGCGCGGCATTGCCGACATCCTGATCGTTGACGACGACAACCTGACAGCGTGGGTGGGTGACTGGAAGACGGGCAACAACAAGTACCCAGACCGTGACCAGCTCGTGCTCATGTCCCTCATGGTGTTCGCACACTTCCCGCATATCCGCAAGGTTAACTCTGCACTTTTATTTATTGTCAAAGACGATATGGTCAAGATGCAGATGCAACGCGATCAGGCCGAGCAGTTCTGGTGGAAGTACCGTGAGCGTGTAGCGCGGCTCGAAGGCAGCTTTGCAAACGATGTGTGGAACCCCACGTCAACCCCGCTGTGCGGCTGGTGCCAAGTCACTGGCTGCGAGTTCAACCCCAAGCACTAGGAGCCAACCATGGCACAACCATCCAGCAAGCGTGACTACAAAAAAGAGTACGCCGACTACCACGGCAAGCCCGAACAGATTGCCAACCGAGCAGAGCGAGTCAAGGCCCGCCGCGTGATGGAGAAGTCGGGACAAGCAACCAAAGGTGACGGCATGGACGTCGATCACATCAAGCCACTGAAAAGTGGCGGCACATCCGCCAAAGGTAATTTGCGGATGCAGAGCGTGGCAAAGAACCGCGCCAGCTCAAAGAAATAAACGGAGAAGCAAGTGGAAATTGTTGACGACAAGGCACTCATACTACGCACACGAAACCCTCACAAGTACAGCATCATTCCCAAGCACAAAGTCGTGGAGACACACGATGATGGCTCGTCGTCTGTGGCTGTGTACTGGGGTCTTGATGAAGCGCGTGTGCTGCGTAATCTGGGCGTGAAGAACGTACCCTCGCCGATCACTCGGCGCTATGACTGGCCGGGCAGGTACATACCGATGGCTCACCAGAAAGAGACAGGGGCGTTCCTCACAATGTACCGCCGTGCGTTCGTGTTCAGCGAACCCGGCACAGGCAAGACGCTCTCTGCACTGTGGGCAGCAGACTACCTGATGAAGCTCGGCAAGGTCAGGCGTGTGCTCATCCTGTGCCCTCTGTCGATCATGCACAGCGCATGGATGGGGGACATCAACAGCAGCATCATTCACAGGTCTGCCGTTATCGCGCACCATCCGCAGGCTGCTCGGCGCATAGAGATGATCCAGCACGATTACGAGATCGTCATCACCAACTACGAAGGCTTGAACCTGATTGCCGAAGAAGTGAAAGCAGACGGGCGGTTTGATCTGGTGATCGTGGATGAGGCCAACGCCTACAAGACCCCCACTACACGGCGCTGGAAAGCGCTCAACTCCATCCTGACACCCAACACCTACCTGTGGATGATGACGGGCACTCCCGCGTCTCAGTCCCCTGTGGATGCGTTCGGCTTGGCCAAGCTGGTCAACCCTGATGGGGTGCCTAAGTTTTTGACGGCGTGGCGCGATATGGTGATGAACAAGGTAACCATGTTCAAGTGGGCACCCAAGGCAGACGCCAAGGACCGGGTGTACGAAGCGTTGCAGCCCGCCATCCGGTTCACCAAAGAGCAGTGCCTTGACCTGCCGCCCGTCATTACGATGACCCGCGAAGTGCCCATGACTCCGCAGCAAAAGAAGTACTACGAGCTGCTCAAGGACCGCATGCTGGTGCAGGCGGCGGGAGAAACTATCACGGCGGTCAATGCCGCTGCTGGCGTGAGCAAGCTCTTGCAGATCAGTTGCGGTGCGGCGTACACCGATGACAAGGAAGTTGTGGAGTTCGACTCTGCGCCCCGCTTGGCGGTGCTCGAAGAGATACTGGAGGAGACCGAGCGCAAGGTCATCATCTTCGCCTTGTTCCGCAGCACGATCGACACGATCACCCGACACCTGACCAAGAAGGGGATCGCCAACGAGTGTATCCACGGTGACATCTCACCGAGCAAACGCGGTCAGATAATCAATCGCTTTCAAACGGAGGCGCAGCCCCGCGTGCTGGTCATGCAGCCTGCTGCATCGGCCCACGGGATCACTCTCACGGCGGCTGATACGGTGGTGTTCTACGGCCCGTTGATGAGCGTTGAGCAGTACATCCAGTGCTGCGCCCGAGCCGACCGCAAGGGACAGGACGCGGAGAAGGTGACTGTCATCCACATTGAAGGAAGCCCGATTGAGAAACGAATGTTTAAAGCCTTGGCCGCAAAGGTAACCGATAACACCCTGTTGACAGAAATGTTCGACATTGAAATTAAATCTTAAAAGGAGTTTACAAAGCCCAGAAAACCCGTGTACACTGTCCAACCTTAGACAAACATAACAGGAGAAGTAGATGAGTGAAGAAACGATCCCGCTGGATAAACTGGCGAAGATTTACCGTAAGCTGCGCGGCAAAATCACAGAGCTGACCCAAGAGTACGACACGCAAGTGGAAGTGCTCAAGGCACAGCAAGCTGAGATCAGCAACGCAATGAAAGACCAGATGAAGACGATGGGCGTCACATCTGTACGAACTCCAGAGGGCACCGTGGTGCTGTCTGTGAAGACGCGTTACTCCACCCAAGACTGGGACGAATTCAAAAAGTTCGTGCTGGAACACGCAGCTCTTGAGCTGCTGGAGAAGCGCATCGCACAGACCAACATGGCGCAGTTCTTGGAAGAAAACCCCGGCATCATGCCTCCGGGTCTCAACTCGTCGTCCGAGTACGACATATCTGTCCGTAAACCAACATGACCAAAACAACCAAACCCTTGACCGAAGCGGCCGAAGAAATTTTTGCGGACATTGCCAGCATAGCTGGCTCCGAAGTAGCCCGCGATGAGTACTGGCAACGCGAAGCCGCGCTGGAGAAAGCCATCCAGTTTCACAAAACCAACGGCGGCATGATGCACCCTGCACAAATCGTCGATCACGCCAGCATATTTTTAACCTTCCTCCAAGGAGAAACCAAGTGAGTAACGTATCCCTTTTTAACCCATCCCAAGTCCCCGCTTTTGCCCGCAATGCTGAGCTGTCTGCAACCACATTGGCGCTGACTGGCGGCGCAGGCCCACTGGGCTTAAAGCGTGTCTCGATCAAGGGCGGCGTGTTCCGCTTGCTGTCTGCTGGCAAAGAGATTGCCGCGATCGACGAGCGCTATCTGGACGTCATCATCGTCAAGGCCGCGCCCAAGGTCAGCCGGATTTTTTACGCTGGCTCCTACGACAAGGACGCTGCCGCTGCTGCACCTGACTGCACGTCCGCTGATGGCGAGAAGCCTGACTCCAACGTGAAGAACAAGCAAGCCGCAAGCTGCGCTCAGTGCCCACAGAACATCGCAGGTTCAGGCAACGGCCAGACCCGTGCTTGCCGGTATCAGCAGCGCCTCGCTGTGGTCTTGGCCAACAACCCTGAAGGCGATGTCTTGCAGGTCACCCTGCCAGCTACATCCATCTTTGGTAAGGAAGACGGCGGCAAGCGCCCATTGCAGGCATACGCCCGCTACATGGCAGCGCAGACCCCTCCGGTCAACCTCGACACCATCGTGACCCGCATGAAGTTTGACACCAGTGCCGAGTCTCCCAAGCTGGTGTTTGAAGCCAGCCGCTGGTTGACCAACGACGAGTACGTGGCAGCACAAGATCAGTCGCACTCCAGTGATGCGGAGAAGGCAGTATCGGCTACCGCTGCGGCGACGGACGGCGTGGTGGCCCCAGCCCCTTTGAAGATCGAAGGTAAGCGCCCCATGGGTGAGCTGACCAAGGAAGAAGACGCGCCTGTGTACGAGCCCATCGCGGCCAAAGCCAAGGCCAAAGCCAAGGCTGCACCCGTTGAGGAAGAAGCCGAAGAGCCGGAAGTGCGCCAAGCTGCTGCACCAAAGCCCACAGCCGTTCCAGCGAAGAAGTCCAAGCTGGCCGACATCGTGTCCGATTGGGACGACGAGTAATTGAATCGGGGGGAAAGCGGATGCTGCCACCATTGTGGGTTCATCCACGAGCAGTGCAGCGAGTACCCCCACCTACAACACTATGGCCTATTCACAAAAAATCATTGACGATGTAGCGAAGACCCCCAAGTCTCTGGGCAACCAGCTTGGGCGGTGGGCCATCCACCTCGACTTCCCCGTTACAAAGATCGCCCGTGCATTGGGCGTATCACGACAGACC